GCGTCTTCGTCTTCACGTGGGGGTGAGTGTATTGAAACAATTTGATCGTCTCTGCATCCCACGTTCGACGGGGCTCGTTTTCGTCCGCAATTAAGTGAATAAAGGACCTATTTAGCTAGGTAGTGGTCAAATTCCTAACTATTTGCAGCGTCTCTGCTATCGGGCGAGTAGGCGGCTTGGGCATACTTTTGTAAATGGCCTGCATGATCTCCTCATTGATACAACGTCTGACGCCGTTGATGTAGATGCCGTCAGCAAAATACTTGAACATAAGAGTGTCCGTTCGTGCTTGCAAAATGGCATGTTGAGTAGAATCATAAGACTTGCCGTCTATGCTCAGCAGCAGGTGCTGCGGTGTGAATCCCATCGTCTCAAGCTACCGAGCCTTCTAGACGTCGTTGAGTCTAAAGAAGAAGCCTGGGAGAGCATCGTGGCAGCTCGACCTGATCATGTCGAACAGCATGCTTTGATAGGGGATCATTAAGCCCTTGTTGGACTTGTCGGGGACCATGATTGGACGAGGCCTCTCCTTTTTGTCGATGATCTTGCCATTGACGATGTTGTCTTCAACCGTGCACTTATGCTTCTCACCGCTTTTAACCATCATTTCGAACATTGGCATGTAATTAGCGGGAGAGGCTTTCTCGAAATAAAAAGTCTTCACCATCTGCTGGATCGTGTCGATCTTCTTGGAGCGCGGATAGCTTTGTTTCGAGCAAATAGTTTCGAGTGCATCGGTCTTTTCTGGCAAGACGAGCTTGGGTATGAGGTCTCGAAGAAACTAATCTGTAGTTTCCTCAAGGTCGTCGACAAATGACTCCTCCGGTTGGACGAGAGAAGACAAAAGTCTAAGCAAGGCGATGTAGATCGAGCTCACAGCTTTGGTGTCGAATTCATACTCGATCTAATCAAGTCCATCTTTTTCTAGAGTTAGGAGACTCTTGATGCCCATTTTGTGCTTGCGGACATAGCGCTTCAGGTGACCATCTTTGATGCAGCAGTCGTGAGGAAGGTTCGTGATCTTCTTCAACTTGCTCAAAGCCTGTTCAACCTGAGTCCGCAGTGGTTTTGCACCGAGGTTTGGGCTCAGTTCCTCGGTTTCTAGCCCCGCTGGTACATTTCGAGTCTTGTAATACTCGGTAAAGCGTCGCAATCGTGGCTTGGTGTTGTCGTGGAGCCTGATCTTGTTCCACGTGCTGCGCGAGTTTTGCACATTATCGGCAGTGGAGTATTGCTTGATACTAGATCGTAGGCAGTCATTAAACTTACCAAGGGAAAGCGAGTTCACGGGGTGGCAGAGTGTGCTCGTAGTCAAATCACAGAGAATAACGTTGTTACGCTGAATCGTGTGTTCTTTCACATCCTCAATGAATTTGTCGTCATGCAACACATCCTGCACTGTCTTGTTCCTAAAAGGCACAAGATGCTCAGAGTCGAGCTTCCCACGCTCACTCTGCAAAATGACCCGGCCGTTGCTCTGAGTAATGACCTGATCCCCGGCCAAGACTGTAGCACCGCTGCCGAATCTCTTGTTCCCAATGTCGTCCTCGGCCCGATAACTCAAAATGTGAGTTCGCATGTCGGGCCGGACCTGGTTGGTG